CCTATAATCAAATCTTTCATAATAATTCCATTCAGTTAATATATTACTTATATCGCTTGTAGTCCTTAAACTTGGTAATGTTTTGACCTGGCGTGTCTTTCTTATAAGTGTTTGTCAATTTATTGGTACCTTCTGCACCTGCACCAGATTTAGGCAAAATGTCTGGACTAATTGCTTCACTTACACTCTTATGTAGTTTCACTCCAGTTACATCTTGCACCAGTTTAAATGCCTCTTTACTTCTTTTATTCTTAATGTGTGATTGTAACACATCTTTTTGCTTTTGTGAAGCCTTTTGATGAAACTTAAATAGTTCCATTACACCAATATTACCTGGATATGCGGCTTCATCCAATTGTTTTAGTGTTTGTTTAATCCAAAATACTCTTTGAACCGACATATTAACCTCTGGTAAGATTCAGAATCTTTTGAATCTGTGTTTCTAATGTAGCCTTACGATTAGGCCATTTGATAATTGGTTGGTCTGCCGTCTGTAATAGTTTGGTAAGAAATGGAAGAATTAACTTTTCTACCTGTTGCAACCTTGCCTTATATTCTTCTACTGTTTCTTCTTTCTCTGCAATAACATCTGTATATTCTTCTTCATCCATTGCGGTGAAGCCAAAGTCATCATCACCATACTCTTTCATTATTAGATTAAGGTCGTATTTAATTTCTGGCATTTTATTTGTCCCAATTCTTGGCAGCATTAAAATTGGCGTGTGCAAATTCTAACCTGTCTATTAACTTCATAGCGTTACCTTTAATTCGGTCAACTGCTACAAAACCTTCTGGTGCAGTAATTCTAAACCCATTGTCTGTGCGAATGAATGTTCCAACATCACGAATGGTTTCTAGTTTACGAACAATCATTAGTTTAGCATCAACAAGTAAATTCTGTAAGTCAAATATCTTTTTAAGTTCACCTGCATTACTACGATAGAACCGCATGAGTTCATTCTTCTTTGCAATTCTCTCTTTCTTGGTCTTTTCTAATTTGGCTTCAAGAACAGATTGATTTAATTTTGTTTCAATAGATTTAACCAATTCATTGGTGTGTGCTGTTGTGTTTTTAATTGCCTGACCTTCACGCACTTTACTATTATTGAATGTCTTAATCTGCGTTAAAATTGTTTCATTGGTTGAAATGCGATTCAATGCCAATGGATTAATCTGTTGAAATAAAGAACCTGCCTGTGATAATACTCTTGTAATTTCTTTTGTTTCATCTTCTGTAAATGTGGCAGTACCAGAAGCATCAACAAATGAGGCATCACGGAACCAAACATCTTTGGTTGTAGATAACTTACCAATATCCACATTGAAAGAGGCCTTCATATCAGATATTGTTTTGCCTGTGTATGATGTATGAAACACCACACCTAATTGTGCAGCCATCATTGACTGTGCTAATTTAGAATCAGCAGGAATGGCATAGACGATTGTGTTTGGTTGAAAGGTAATATATTTTTCACCATCAATGGTTTCTTTTTTCAAATCATCTTTTGCAAACATCATGTCACCTTGCAATACACCTTTGATACCAAGTTTTGGTAGATAGCGTAATGCAACTTTTAATTTTTCATTTAAACCTTCACCTGGATGATTTCTGTCAATATCTTTATCTGTATAATTTAGTTTTGCATTTTTAGCAAACACACCCTTAGTACCAACAAAGAATTTACCATTCTCTGGATTGGTACCAACAAAGATAGCAGGTGCACCATCCCATTTTGTTGTTACATTAACATGAGATTGTGATTGACCAGCAAGCATATCACGGAGAGAACGGAGAAAATTAATTGCTTCTCTACCACCTGCTACACCACGATTGAGCAATTCATCTTCAATATGCTCATTACTCAAGGTGAACATTCTTACCATCTTTTACTTCGGCAAGAAGAACACCTTGATTTCCCTCCACAAAGTTGTTGAATTTATACATAAGTAATCTTTAAATTATATTTTTTGGAAAAATTTCCAGTTTGTGCAATACTTTTGAGTGTTGAGTAAGATGTAATTTTAGTTTCATTATAAAAATCTTTCAAACAATTATATTGTTTTTTTACTTGGTCAAATTCAACCAAAACTTTTTTTGCTTTAGGATTATTAGAACCATGGTGATTTGGTTTATTCCAATTTCTTCCAACACTTTTTGAGCCTATTATTTTTTTAGTTTCTTCCGTATGTTTTTTGCCATACATAGGATTATTTTTACCTATCATATTTCTTTTTGACCAATTTCTACAAATTTTTCTTTCTTCTGTATTTAGATGTGACCAATATTCTTTCAGATAATCACTATTACCACCAAAACCACCAGAAGTCAAATTGTAGAAATCGGAATCATCAACAGCATTGTATTTTTTTATCCAAAATTGTTCAGATTCACACAATTCTTCAAAAGTTTGACATTCTTGTAAAACAGCTCTTTCAAAATTTTCTTTACCATATTTTTTGATAGCTTGTTTTAATAGCTTGCCAGAACCAATATAGTTCTCTCGGTGTGTATTCTTACACATTCCAATATACTTTTTACCATTAACCTTATTTGTTGTTAAATATATGAATCCATACATGATTTTTCTCCTATCATGTATTTATAATAATTTCATCTTCAATGTGTTCATTCTGTTAAATATTCTGTGAATTTCATTAGCTATACTTTATAAAAATACTACTGTTCTTTGTTGCTGACGAAGCATACTGAAACATATAAGAACACAAAGCATCTATTTTCTTTTCTTTAATCATTGTATGAATAAGATTGATACCAATATACTTAGACATCCACCATGTTTTATCTTTTCTGTGTCCCGCTTTGGCTTCATTTATTAGATTAACCAAAGGTTGTTTATTACCAGATAAATCTTTGAACATTGTAGCGAATTCTTTGAAATCTGCTTCAGTTGGTTTTTGAATCGGTACTTCTCTAGGAAATGTTAATTTGTTTTTTTGAATTCCTGTATCAACAGCACCTTGAAATACAATTCCACCACCTATTTTTCCACCAGCAGAAGTTTTTCCTTTAATCTCACCTTGCCAAGATGATGGTTCTGGCCTACTAGAAAAGTTTCTCAGCTGAATCTCGCCATCTTTTCCTTCTGATTTGAATTGGACATAAATGTCTTTTGAATCAAACATATTTTGGCCAAGTTTTATGCCTGTAAATTGTGCAGTTAATGGTTTGCCAGCATTAAAAATTTTAGAATGAGCTGAACCTTTTGGATCTAATTTCTTTAATGATATGCCAATTAAATTCTTTTTAGCAAACTCATCAAACATATAACGATTATAATCTCTTAATGTTGGCCATTTTGTTTTCAAATTAAAACCTTTTTTAACCATCCAAATGTCAGCAGGATTCCATTTATCATCACCTGTAAGTCCACTTCCATCTTTCATTCTACGCCATTCGTTATAGATTGAATCTACAAATCTTCCACCACGATAAAATTTATATTTGTTTCCTGTTTTTGCTTCAGGAACATCTACAAAAATTTGATTAGCTGTTTTGACGATGCTTGTAAACCAATCTTCACCTAAACCCTTCAAACATTTTGCTAATGGTCTATCACATTCAGCATCACCAATAGTTTTAGGTGTTACTTGGGATATATCAGTAAGGTCTTTACCAAGGTGTTGTCTTGTGGCACAAGCGTAGGCTTGAAGGCTTTCAGCTAACGCTGTAACTTCTGCACCTGCTCCCGATTGTCCTTCTGCCATTTAATACTCCATATTTGTTTATTGGAGTATTTATCCTATCAGAATTACCTGATTATGTCAAGAGCTTTACCGCTAGTCCACACTTCCATCTCAGTTCTAAGACGACCTTCAGCCTTCAGATTCTCATGTCGGTTAATGGCCTTTGTTCTCCACCACTCTGTAATGTTAGCCAAATGATGTTTATCATAGTTTTCATCTGGTAAAATCTTATCTGTTTTTCCAAGTGTAATGTCAACATAGTTTTTGATACCATAGTTGGACACATAATATCGCTTCTGTTCTGTTAGGGACTTGGCCTTGTTGATTGTGGCCATAAACTTATCATAATCTTCTTTGTGTGGCTTCAATGTAGCCTTGGTCATCGCAATAATTGTATTACTAATCTTCAACTTACGACTAGAGGCATCAGCAGGAACAAATGCACCGCCCATAATATCTTCAACATAATCTTTCAGGTCATCATATGGTTTGCCATGCATCATTGGTAGAAAGTCTGATTCAGTTACGCCTTTGAATCGTAGATATGGTTTCATACCATCATATTGAGAGATAGCCTTTGAAGTGCCATATAAAGATGTTGTTTCAAACAAACAGGTGTTCATCTTATACTTTGCATTTAGCATCTGACGAACTTCA